TGAGTGATTGTATGGCAATGATAATGTTCTTTTAATATACTCCAAGATTTCAAGTAAGTGTTTTTTAGTCTAAAAATCATAACTTTGTTTAAATTCTAATAATATGGCATTTTTTGACTTCTTAACTAAAAAGAAGATAAACACTCTATTACCTAATATTCCTTTTGATACAAGTGTTGCTATTCAACGAGGTATTGTTACTTGGCAAGGTGGAGATTCAAGAGCATTTGTAAGAGATGGATATATAGCTAATGATATCGTTTACTCAATTGTAAAACTTATAACTGATAAAGCAAAACTTGCTCCATTCCACGTTTATAAGGTAAAAGATGAAATGTCTGCTAAAAGATATAAGTCTTTGATGAAACAACCTGATAAAATTACCAATTGGCAAGAGGTAAAAGATTTACACAAGAAAGCATTTGAGATTTACACAGGAGACCAAAGATTAAACGACCTATTAAAATATCCTAATGGAGAAGATACTTGGGCAGATTTAATTGAACAATGGTGTGGATTTAAGTTAATTACAGGTAATTCATTCATATATGGAAAACTTATTGAAACTGGAAACAATCAAGGTAAGCCGTTTGAATTATTTGCTTTACCTGCTCAGTATATGGCTATTATTGCAAATATCGAAGTGTTCCCACCAACAAGAGTGGGATATCAATTATACTATGGAGCAATGTGGTCCTTTGACACAAGAGAAATATTGCACGATAAATACTTTAACCCTGAATGGACAGTTACAGGTGGTCAATTATACGGACAAAGTCCTTTACTTGCAGCTGCAAGAACTTTAACAAGAAGTAACGAAGCTAAGACTGCTGCCGTTGCATCATTCCAAAATGGTGGACCTGCTGGAGTTTTATTTATGAACGATGAAAGGTTTGACCCTATAAGCGGACAACAACAAGCACAAGCATTAAAGACTGCGGTTAGCCAAAAAGGTGGTGCAGCTAATTTTAATTCAATTGCCGTATCAGGTTACAAGGTAGATTGGAAACAAATCGGTTTATCTCCTGTTGAACTTAATATCATTGAATCAGAAAAGTGGGATATGAAGGCACTTTGTAATATTTACGGAGTACCTAGTCAATTGTTAAACGATGCTGATAACAAGACTTATAACAATCAATTAGAAGGCGAAAAGGCATTGACATTACGTTGTGCTATTCCTTTGTTAGATGCATTAACTGAAAACCTTAATAGAAAGTTACATACCGATTGGGGATATAGAAATAGCGGATTGTATGTTGGATATGATATTCAGGTTTATCAAGAATTAGAAGCTAATAAAACCGAACAGGTAACTTGGCTAGAAAAAGCGTGGTGGATTCCACCTTCTCAAAAGAATGAGATTATGGGTATTAAAACTCCTGATTATATTCCACAAGAGGAAATGGAGAAACTTTACATCCCTTCATCATTGCAACCAACTGACCAATTTCAACCTTTGAATATTCCTGATAACTTAAATCCATAAAATGATTTGGCAAGATTATAGAAAACTATATGCCAACGCATTAAAACAATACTCACCTAAGTTCAAAAAAGAACTGCAAAATCAGGTGAATACCTATTGCCGTACGCAAAACTATTCCAAAATCAGCGACAAAGCCCTTAAAAAGACCATTTACAAGCTCCATTTGGCTATGGGTACTAAGATGGCTCAAATAAGCGAAAGTGCCGTTAAAAGGTCTGTAAAGGGGGTTTATGTGCCTTTAGAGTTCAAATCGCAAAAGACCGATGCTTTTCAATATGCTATTATCCAAGTCCTACAAAATGATGGCTTAGACCAATTAGCAGCAGATATTACCGATACAACCAAAGAACAAATAAGAAGATTCCTAATTCAGTCAGCTGAAAAGAACTATACTTTGCCAGAGACAATTGCTTTGCTTAGGACTTCAGGCATTACCGATTATAGAGCAGAACTTATTGCTAGAACGGAAACAGGCAGAGCAGCGAACATAGGTTCAATGGTAGGAGCAACAAGTACAGGACTTGTAACTATCAAAGAATGGATTTCAGCAAGAGACAACAGAACAAGGAGAGAGCCAAGAGACCATACCGACCACTTAAATATGGATGGGACTAAACTACCTATGGAGAAGCAATTTCAAGTTCCTAATAATCAAGTAGGATTAGGTTATGAATTAATGGACCACCCTTGCGATTCCAAAGCAAGTGCAGCTAATGTTTGTAATTGCAGATGCACTTTAGGATATGAAGCCGTAAGAGGTGCAAATGGTAAACTTTTAACCTTAGCAGATAACCCTCCAATGGGTAGAATTGCAGTTATTTGGAATGCCTTACAAAATGTAATGGGACAAGCAATATCAAAACTTATAGCATCACTTATACAATAACAAAAAAAATAATAACTTTGTCAATATGAAAACATACGCATCAAAAGATACTATTGTTGAAAAACAAGATATCGGTTACGAGGTAATGGATGTTGATACCGAAACTCGTAGAGTAAAAGCAGTTTGGGCTAGAACAGGAAACATAGATTTAGATAATGACATTATAGTTCCTGAAGCCTTTACAAAGACTCTAAAAGAAAGAGGTCCATCAGGTAAAAACTTAATCTGGTCTTTAGTTGACCATTGTGCTGAAATGGAAGCCGTAATAGGTAAGCCTGAGCAATTATACATTGAGGGAGATATGCTTATTGCTATCACTCCAATAGTAGAAACTGAAACAGGAGAAGATATGATTAAGATGTACGATGCTGGTCTTATCAATCAGCACTCAATTGGATTTAGCACAATTAATTCAAGCGTAGATAAAAACGGAATAAGAACAATCAGCGAACTTAAACTTTACGAAGGTAGTGCCGTATTATGGGCAGCAAACCCAGAGACTCCAACAATCTCTGTTAAAAGTGAAGTTAAGAAAGAGCAATTAGCAAATAGGCTAGAGAAACTCTTGAAAGCGTTTAAAGGTGGTCGTTTCACAGATGAGACCTTTGCGTTGATGGAGATTGAAATAAAAAGGATTCAATCAGAATTATTAGAAATTGAAATCGTTAAAGAAATCACTCAGACCGAGCAATCACCTGAGCCGATAATCGAGGAAATTAAAAACAATGATGAACAAGTCCTGAAGGCAATTAAAGAATTTAATAAAATATTAAAAAAGTAAAATGGAAAATGTAATTAACGAAATGGCTGAGAACCTTAAAGGTTTTCAAGCTAACATCGAAGCTAAGTTAGAAGAAACTAAGTCTGAGATTAAAGTTGTAAGAGATGAAGCACAAAAACAATTTGATGCTCAAGCTGCTGCAACAAAAAAAGCTGCAAAGCGTGAAGTAAAACATCTTGATGAGGTTATCATTGAGAAGTTAGATGGTAAAATGGATGAGATGGAAAAACAAATGAAGTCTAACGGAAAGTTCCGTGTTGATTTATCAGATGTTAAAACAATGACTTTAAGTACTGCATTAACTGGTGATGCTCAAGCATCTTATGCTCCTAATGCTTCTATCTTACCAAGTCAAGCAATCAACTTCCGTGATTTAGTACCAACTGTAAGAAGTACTTCAGGTCTTTATGTATTCTACAAAGAGACTTCTACTACTAACAACATTGCTGCTCAAACAGAAGGTTCAAACAAAGGTGAGAATAGCTACGCATTAAGCGAAGTGAAAGTAGTTAATGACTACATCGCTGGTTTCTCAACTTTCTCTAAGCAAATGGCTAAATCTTTACCTTTCTTGAGTACAACTTTACCAAGAATGTTAACTAGAGATTTCTACAAAGCTGAGAACTCTGCTTTCTTCACAACTGTAAGTGGTGCTGCAACTGGTTCTACTACAACTGCTGAAACTGTTGATTTAAAGCAATTAGTTGACTATATCGGAAACCAAAAGTCTGCGAATTTCGTAGCTTCTTTTGCTTTGGTATCTCCAACTCAAATGGGTCGTTTATTGAAAGAAACTATTACTGCTGGTTATTATGCAGGTAATGGTAGTGTTATCGTTTCTCCTAATGGTGGTATCACAATCTGGGGTGTTCCAGTAATTGCTGCATCTTGGGTAACTGATGACAAAGTACTTATTTTGGATAACAACTTCTGCGAAAGAGTTGAGGTTGAAGGAATGGCTATTGAGTTCTCTTATGAGAATGCTAGTAACTTCCAACAAAATATGGTTACTGCTCGTATCGAGTGCTACGAAGATATCAACTTAATGCAACCAACTTCAGCTATCTATGCTGACTTAGGAAATGTTTAGTTTTAATCTTTTATAGATATAAAGACCCCATCTTAATCGGTGGGGTTTTTTATTACATATTATTTAAGTAAATTTGTAAAAAAGATATATGTCTTATTCTAATTTTATTATAGATTACACTTTAACCGATACTGCACCAGTAACCGAGCCTGTTACACTTGCAGAGGCAAAATTGTATTGTAGAGTAACTAATTCCGTTGATGATAATCAAATATCATTAATGATTAAACAAGCAAGAGAAGCAGTTGAAGTAGGCACAGGATTGAGTTTAATACCTAAGACTGCCATTGTTTGGTTTACGAATTGGGATGGAAATTTCTTACTTCCTTATGGTCCAATAAATAGTTTTACATCATTAATAGATGAAAACGGAGATACTATTGCAGCAGCAAATTATAGTTTAGTAGGTGGTAAATTCCCACAATTGCAATTTCCTATTTGGAGAAACCTAAAGGCTACTTACACTTGTGGATATGCAACTATACCAAATGACTTAAAGATTGCTATTTTAGACCAAGTGTCTTACGATTACGAGAATAGAGGATTGGATTCAGATAAAGGTATTTGTGAAAAGACTTGGAAAGCCTGTCAACGCTGGACAAGAATAAGCCCAATATTATGAGAATAGGAAGCAAGAAAGGTAATTATGTGGATGCCAATACAATGTACTCTGAAATAGGCTTATATGTGCCTACAAGGGTATCTGATGGGCAAGGTGGATATACTACTACCTTTGCCTTACAAGAGGTTGTATTTGGCGATTTTAGACCACAGGAACAAAATAGAGCCTTATTAGAGGCTGAGTTAAGTTTTACTCGTGCTGCTAAGTTATTTATCAGGTATGATGTAACTATCAATGATAACTACCAAATTGAGGCTGAAGGGGAAATGTACACGATTCATTCAATTAAGGATGTAGAGAATCAGTTTAGATTTTACGAAATATTAATGTACGCATAATGGCATTCGCAGTAAGTTTAAGTGGAATGAAAGAACTTGAAGGCAAGTTAAATAAATTAACTACTGCATTAAAGGAAGATGTAGACAATGAAATAAACGCATCTGCTAGAAAAATAGAAAATCAAGCTAAAAGATTAGCACCTGTAAATTTAGGTCAATTAAGAGGTTCAATTTTTAGTGAAAAGATTGCTAATTTGACTTATTCAATAGAAGCAAAAGCTAGTTATGCTCCTTATGTTGAATTTGGCACAGGACCACAAGTAAGTGTTCCAGCTGACTTTACATCTTATGCTCAACAATTCAAAGGTAAAAGTGGTGGCAAGTTTAAAGATATGGTTGAAGCCTTAACTTTATGGGTAAAACGAAAGGGGATAGGTAATGGTAAAAATGATAAGGGTTTAGCTTATGTAATAGCTTTAAGCATACTAAGAAAAGGTATGCGACCTCAACCATTCTTAATACCAGCCTATGAAATGGAGAAACCCAAACTTATACAAAGACTAAATAAATTATTAAATGCTTAATCCTAATATAGAAATAAAGAAATGGTTTTATACTAATTTAGTTAGTGCTACTAGCTTAAGTGTTTATGATGGTTTTTCGCCAGAAGGAGCAGGTAATGAATACATAATATTAGAAGGTAGAAGTTCAAGCCAAGAACAAGGAAAAGCAGGTTATACAAATGCTATCACTATCATAGTTGACATTGTTACAAAAAATGCTAACTTTGGCTATAAACGAGCTGAAACAATTAGCAATTTGGTATTGGCAGCTATAAACTCGGACACAACAATAACTTTAAGTAATGGATTTACTTCTTCTGCTTTAAGTGTAGAAAGTGTAAGGAATTTAGATGCATTAAACCCTATTGATAATGTTTTTAGAACGATTATAGCATATAATATAATAATAACTCAAAATTAAAATAAAATGGCAGAAACAAAAGTATCAGCAAGAGATTATATCCTTTTAGCTGACATAGACGGAGACTCAACATTTAAACCTGTTGCTTGTCTTACAACTAACTCAATGACATCAACTGTAAACACTATTGATGCAACTTCTAAATGTGGAGACCAATATCAAGCTGGTCCTTCATTTACTCAATCATTTAAAGGCGAAGGTTTTGCAATTGATGAAACAGGAACTCCAAGTAAGGATTCTTACCAACAATTGTATGCTGCTCACGCTGCAAAAACTACTTTCAATATGAAGATGGGTAAAGCAACTCCAACATCAGGAGATATTGTGTATTCAGGTCAAGTATTTATTTCAAACTTTGATGTAAACGCTGCTGATAAAGATGATGTTAAATTTACTGCGACTTTCGTAGTTACTTTACCACCATTAACACAAACTGAAACTGCATAAAAAATAACCTATGTTTGAATTAAGACTGAACAACAAAACTATTCCTTTAAAGTGGGGAACTTGGGCTATGCGTGAATTTTGTATAGCCAAAGGAACTATAAATGCTAAAGGAGAAAAAGAGAATCTACCAATAAGTAGATACTTTGAAATATTGAATAATACACAATACGATTTAGAACTTATAATTTTATTAATATTTATAGGGTATAAATCTGCTTGTAATACCAATAAACAAAGTATTGAATTTGATGAAAATGATGTATGTGATTGGGTTGATGAACTTGGTGGTATTTTTGATGAAAAAGGAAGTGTAATTGAATATATTAAATACATTATTTCGACAACTGTATTAACTGTTCAAGGTACTCCTGTTAAAGAAGAAAAAAAAAAGTCTAACAAATCTAAGTTGGGATGACATCTTAGTTAAGGCTGCTGAATGTGGATTAAGACCTAATGAGTTTTGGGATATTACTTGGAAAGATTTTTCAATTATCGTAATGGGTAATGAAAGAAAAGAGTTAAACGAATGGGCGAGGACAAGAAACCTCGCCTATATTATATACTTAAGTAATAGTGCTGAAAAGTCTCCTAAGTCATTAAAAGCATTTTGGCATATACCAATGTTAGATGATAATGAAGAAGAAGAAGAAAAAGAAATGTTAACGGATGACCAATTAAAAAGGACATTAAAATTATACGGAGTAAATTAGTAAAATGGCACAGGAAACACTTAAAATTACGATTACAGCCGATAATAAACAGGCTTTAGAAGGTTTACAACAAACATCAGTTGCAACTAATCAATTAAGTACATCTTTAAGTAAATTACCAAGTGCATCTAATCAAGCAAATCAAGCCTTAGTAAATTCAGGTCGTGTTTTACAAGATTTGAATTATGGTTTTATTGGTATTGCAAATAACCTGAACCCATTACTTGAATCATTCCAAAGATTAGGCGAAAGGTCAAAAGAAGCTGGAAGTAGCATTGGTAAAGAATTAGTTAGTGCCTTAACAGGTCCAGCAGGTATTGGTGTTGCTTTATCAGCAGCTACATTTATATTTTTAAAGTTTGGTGATGAAATATCTAATTTTATTACACAAAAAGTAGGTGGGTTAAATACTGCATTGGCATCTGAAATAAAAGTATTTGATGATTCTTCAAAAGCATACGTTAAGGCTTCTACTGATATAAATACACTTAATGAATCACACGAACAATATAAAAATGGTTTAATAACTAAAGCTGCTTTTTTAAAGCAATTTAATAGCATTCTTGGTGATACCATTGCAAAAACAAATGATTTAAGTACTGCTGAAAAATTCTTAACTGAAAATTCAGAGGCTTATGTTAAAATGGTTTTCTATAAAGCCGTATCACAAGAAGCAGCAGCACAAGCTGCAAAGAAACAAGTAGAGCAATTAGCATTAGAAGAATTACCACCAACTCCAACATTAGGACAAAGAGCATTAGCTTTTGTAAGTCCAGGTGGTACATCTGGTGCTGATATTGCAGAAAAAGATAGAAAGGCTAAAATAAAAGATTTAGAATTTGATGCATATGTTTTACAAGAAATTAATAAAAAGTATAATGTAATTGCTAATAATATTCAAGAAACATTTACTAAAATATTTGGTCCATCTAATAAAGGAGTTGGAGATGTAAAGCAAAGTGAAACAAGTAAAATATTACAAAACTTAGCAGAACAAACAAAATCTTTAGATTATCAATTAAGTGAGGGGTTGATTAAAAAATTACCAACTAATGATAAGGATAAGGAATCTTATTATACTTTAAAGATTAATGCAATTTCTGATGCAATTAAAAAACTTGCTGGATTAACAAGTACAGAAGCAACAACTGCTTTAGGAACTTTAAAACAACAATTATCAGAAGCTAAGGTTGGGTTAGGAATGGGTTTATTAGATAGAAGAAGTGTAGGTGAAGCAAGTGCAATGAGTGAAAGGAAATTAGACCCTGAAAGAACTGCAAGAGCAATTGCAATGCTTGATAAAGAAGCTAATGCAATATTTATAAAAGGACAAATAGATAAAGAAAAAGAACTTAGTAAGATATTAAAAAAGCAACAAAAAGACTACGAAAATTTTGCTAATACAATTGCAAGTGGTGTAACAAATGCATTTATGGGTTTATGGGATGCAATGGAAAGAGGTCAAAATGTTGGTATGGCACTAGAGGATATGTTTAAAAACTTAGTTAAACAAATAGCAGCAGCAGTAATTCAAGCATTGATATTTAAAGCAATAATGAATGCTATAACAGGTGGAACAAGTGGTGGAGCAGAAGCAGCAACAGGTGCAGCAAGTATAGCTGATTTTATAATGGCAGGGGTTACACCACACGCTGCAGGTGGTATAACAACTGGACCTTCTATTGGAATGATAGGGGAAGCTGGACCAGAGGCAATTATGCCTTTAAGTAAGTTATCTAGTTTCTTAAATACTTCTTTTAATGCAGGTTCAATGAGTGGTAGTTCTTCAGGTAATGGTGGGCAATTTGTATTAAGAGGGCAAGATTTATTACTTGCAGTAAATAGAAGTCAAAAGGCATCAAACATTAAAGGACAATCAATCAGTTTAGCATAATGGCTTACGGATTAAGATATACAATAACACAAATCTTAAGGAATGGTAATAACCAAGTAGTTGAGATTTATGAGAGAGATTATACTGCTGGGATAGTTAAAACCTATAAGCCAGTATCTATAATAGTTCAACCTAACTCAAATGAGGAATATCCATATCCTACGATTATATCTACTCAAGTAAACTTTTCTATATTATTAGAAACGCAAGATGATTACGACCAATTCCCTAATGTACTTAGTCAAGATGATAGAAAATATTATGTAGTACTTAAAGAAAGTACAAGCGTAATGTGGAGAGGTTTTTTATTTAATGATTATACTCAAATGGGTTTTTCAACAGGAATTACTCAAGCAGACTTTACTTGTATTGATGCTATTTCTTTTATTCAAAATATTGAATATGTAAGAGATGATAGTATTAATCAATTAGACACTCAATTAAATGTTATAAGTGCTGGTCTAAGATTATTAGGTTATCCAGATGTATTAAACTTAGTTGTGGCTTGCTCTTATTTTGCAGAGGGAATGAATGATAGGCAAGATGGAGTAAGTAATGAGCCATTTAGCCAAATATATCAGTATAGAAGGGATTTTATGGGTGAATCTTATTATGATATTATTGGTAAAATAATGACATCATTTAATTGCAGAATGTTTCAAGCTAACGGAGATTGGTGGATATGCTCAATGAATGAAATGGCTGCATCTACAAATTATTATACAAAATATAATATTTTATCTACTCCAAGTGTAACAAGCAGTGGTGTTCTAAATAATACAGTTAATATACTTCCTTATGCAGATGGTAATGTACATTTTATAAATAATAGTCAAGTAAAACTATTAAAGAAAGGATTTTATAATATACAAGGGAGAGGTGCTTATGAATCAGCTTTAAACTATTGTGATAACGCAGATTTAAAATTATATAGTGGATTTACTGCAGTAGGATTTATACCTTCTTTTAGTGGAACAGGAACAATTAATATAATTGCAGATGCTAATTCACAATTTAATCAATACTTTATAACTAGAGGTTCTAGTGGAGATGCTTCAATATCTAATGGCAATACTGCATTACCATATTTTTATTTACCATATATAGGGGAAGTTCCTTACAATTTAAGTTTTGAACATAAAACATTTTTAAGTGCTAAACTGCAAATAAAAATGATTACGGCTGGTGGAACAAAATACTTGGATGAAAATGGTATATGGTGGGATATAGTAAAAAATATAGCAATACCTGATTCAAGTATTGATTATGGAACATTTAGTAAAGATATTCCACCTTACTTAGAATTTAATGTTCCTATATATGGGTATTTACAATTTAGTATAATAGTAAATGTAAGTGGTGAAAGTGGATATTATAAAAACTTTGTTATTTCAAGAGGAACAAGCCAAGTTAAATATATAGAAGCTAATTATAATCCTAATAATTTAGACCAATCTACATTAAAAGTATTTGAGCAACCTTATGGGAATAATTATCCATCTGTAACTTCTCCTGCTGTTGGTTATTCATCAAATAAAGGGGTTTTATGTTCTTCAGATGGTAAATTCTTAAAGAATTGGTATTCATCTTGTCCTAGTGGTACTCCTTATGGAGCAGTAGATTTAATTGTTTTTATGACTTATCAAAACATAAGAAACCTAAATAAGAATGTGGCTACTGTGGAATGTGATTTAGGAGAGCATACTAGCGATGTTGGTTTTGTTTATTTAGATAAGGTATTTACTACTACGGACACAGTTACAGGAAATTTATCTTATACTGGCAAGAAATTCATAATGAATAGGGTAAGTCAAAATGCTTATGTAAACGAATTAAACTCAGTTCAGTTAATTGAGGTTAGCGTTGCTGAAATAGTGGCATTTATCATTCCAAATTACATAACAGATACAGACCAGCTAGGACCATTCTGGATAGGACAATTTAATATTAATATAGTTTAACTTTGCAATATGGCAGATAAAGTACAAGGTAATAATATGATTCTCTATTGGCAAAATCCCAATGGAGACTTCTATCTTAATGGTGGTGTGTCAAAAGGCACAATAGGTGGCAATTCATACTATCAATTCAGTTCTACTGAAAATGTAGGAAGTAGCGTTAACTTTACTGCAACAGGAGACAATGTTATAGCTAGATTTATTACAGATGTTAATAAACCTAATATGACATCTATTCCTGCTGGAACTTGGACTTTCAGTTCTTATGTTTCAGTTACTTATAGTTTAACTTATTCACCAGCTTTCTATTTTGTGGTATCTAAGTATAATGGAACAACTTTTACACCCATAGCAACAAGTTCTAGTACTGTTTTAACTTCTACAAATAAGACATTATATTCTACATCATTGACTTTCCCAGCTACAACTTTAGATGCAACTGATAGAATAGCAATAACTGTTTATCCTCAAAATTTAGGAGCACAAGATATTTTCTTTTACACTCAAGGAACTAATGTAGCTAAGGTAACGACCACAATGCCTACTGACATTCCTTTTGCTTGTTCTACGAATTGTTCTTTCTCGGTTAATGTGGACCAAAAAGAGGTAACAAGTCAAACAAGTGCTTGGTATAGACAATACAAGAACGACATAGCATCTTGGAGTGTGAATTGCGATGGATTAATAACTTTGGCTAATTACGGATATTTATACTTATTACAAACCCAACAAAATAGAACTCAAATAGCCATTAAATTTGCTATTGATAACGGAGTAGATGGTCTAGTAATAATAGCAGGTAATTGTAATTTAACAAGTTTACAAATAAATGCTCCTTATAAGGACATAGGCACTTATTCAGTAGGTTTACAAGGTTCTGGTGCTTATACGACTTCAGGAACTTCAATAAATCAAAATGGTGTGATAGTAGTAGCAAACGGACAAGTGTATATGAAACAAGCTACGGCTGCTGGTGGCGAGACTACTATTACTTGGTCGGATATGATAGGAAAAACTTGTCTAGGGTTTACAAGAGGTGGTGTTGAGGTAAGAGAGATACTTACATTAGGAACTCCTACAAACGACCAGATTAAGTTTAATAGTGCAAGTGGTGTGGTTACTTTTGGTAGGGCATTAGAAGCAGATGAATTTATTAGAGGACTATTTCAATAATTAATATGAGTCAACAATTACAAATAACAGGCGGTGCTAAAGTAAGAGATTTAAATGATGTAATCATTGGAACGAGTGGTGTCTTAAGTTCTTTAGCTTTTAATGTAGCTAATGGTGTTCCTAAGTTAGATTCTAATGCTAAGATATTGGTAAGTCAATTACCTAACTCAGTAATGGAATATCAAGGTACTTGGAATGCAGCAACAAATACTCCAACTTTAACTAATGGTGGTGCATTTAATCAGGGAGATGTTTATTTATGTAATGTAGCAGGAACAGTAAACTTTGGTGCTGGTCCTATTTCTTTTATAGTAGGGGATTCAGCTATTTATAGTGGTTCAATATGGCAAAGGTCAGGTGGTGCAACAGGAAGTGTTACTTCGGTTGGTTTATCTACTGATGGAAATGCTATTACAATCGGAAATTCTCCTATAACAACTTCAGGAACGATTACGGCAAACTTTAATGGTACAAATCTTCAGTATGTAAATGGTGCTGGTAATTTGACCACATTTCCGACTTTAATCTCTAGCATAGGTTTATCTATGCCAAGTGCTTTTAGTGTCTCTAATAGCCCACTAACGGCTAATGGAACGATTGCAGTAACAGGAGCAGGATATCCTTCACAATATATTAGGGGAGATGGTACTTTAGCTGATTTTCCTACAAGTGGCGGTGGCGGTTCTTCGGTTTCTTATTATTTAAACGGAGGAACAAGTCAAGGCACTATTGGTGGTGTTACTTATTACGAAATGAGTAAAACTGCTGACACAGGAACAGGGGTGGACTTTCCTAAAAGTGGAGATGGTTTAATAGTATCTTTTTTAACTGATGCTGGAGACCCTGCACAATTAAATATTCCTGCTGGTAATTGGAACTACGAGATTTATGCTTCAATGAGTGCTAATGGTGGTACTCCGCAGATGTACGCAGAACTTTACAAGTATGATGGAACTACTTTTACTTTGATTGCTACAAGTAGTAATGAGATTTTGTACGATGGTGTTAATTTGAATTTGTACACTTTTGCGATGACAGTTCCAGCTACTACTTTAACCTTAACGGATAGATTGGCGGTTAAGTTATATGCAACAAATAGTGGTGGAAAGACTACAACAGTACATACACAAGATTCTCATTTGTGTCAAGTTATTACAACATTCTCAACAGGCATAACTGCTTTAAATGGATTGACTGCTCAAGTTCAATACTTTGGCACAGGAACAAGTGGAACTGATTTTAATATTTCTAGTACAACGGCAACGCATACTTTTAACATTCCAGATGCAAGTGCAAGTGCAAGAGGATTGATTACAACAGGAACTCAAACAATAGCAGGTATTAAGACTTTTAATTTATCAACTAAGAACGAAACAGGGATACAATTAAAAAATGACATTGGCATAGTACCAGTAGTAACTGGATATACTAATTTAAACGGATTATCTAATGGGTTAGCAATAACAAATAGTGCTGGAGTTTCTAATAATTTATTAGTACCAAGTACAACAGGTTATTCCTACACTTTCCCAAATGCAACAGGAACTTTAGCTTTACTAGAAAACGCTCAAACTTTTAGTGGAGCAAAGACATTTAGTGGATTTGCAAGTTTTACAAGTACTTCAGGAACAAATACTCAATATGGAATTTATCTAAGTAAAGGAAGCACACCTACGGCATTTAGTACCACAACTGTAAATATTTATTCAGATGTTACTACAAATAATTTAGTAATTAGAGATAATTCAAGTACTGCAAATCTTGTATTTAATAACTCAACTCAAACCTACACATTCCCAGCTGCAAGTGGTACAATAGCACTTACTTCTAGTTTAGCAAGTTATGTGCCTTATACAGGAGCAACAGCTAATGTAGATTTAGGACTATTTTCTCTTAAATCAAATGGTGTATTAGCATATGGAAATGGAACTGCTGGTGGTATAGTTTCTTTTACACAAACTGGAACTTTAGCTGGTGTAGCTACTGGTGCTGCTTCTATTGGTTCTGTATCTGCTGGTAAATTAAATATTTATTTTGGTGATTCAGGTTTAGAATGTGTTGAATTAGATAATTCTTTATTAACTGCAAGTCGTACATATAATTTCCCAAATGCAAGCGGTACTTTAGCTTTAACAAGCCAAATTCCTTCAAATATAGTAACAGGAACAGGAGCAAGTGGAAGATTAGCTTATTGGAATGGAACATCTACTCAAACAAGTGATGGAAATTTAACTTGGGATAGTACTTATTCTGCATTGAGTTCTATAACATTTTATGCATTAAACTCTACCAAAGCAGCATTTAACCTTTCAAGTAATACGGATAATGTTGGTAAAATACAAAATGTAACTGCTACAAGTTGGTCATTGGCTTATGGTACTGCGGATTTATCATTCCCAAAAGGCACAAGTGTTTTAACTTGGAACTCATCAGGTCAAGTTGGAATTGGTAATACTTCTCCCTCTTATACATTAGATGTTAGTGGTACAGCTAAGGTTAGTAGTACATTATTGGTTAGTGGGGCAGCTACATTATCAAGTACTTTAAGTGTTACAGGTAATACAGGTATTGGGGTAGCTGCTGATTCAAATGTAAGATTAGAAATACAAGGCTCTAACACTTCAAGTGGTCATTATATTTTTTATACAATGGATAGTGCTGGTTCACCATTGTTTAATCTTCAAAATAATGGAACAACATATTTTAAAGGTAATGTAGGTATAGGAGTAACTAGCCCTGCATCAAGATTAGAAGTAAGAGTTGCAGCTGAATCACCAGCAACAGGAGCAGTAGCTTTAATAGCAGGTACAAGCAATGGTAATAATGATATTTTTAGATGGTATGATGGTACAACACAATTAGGTGTATTTAAGAACTCTGGTAATGTAGGTATAGGCAATTCTTCACCTACAGTTTTATTATCAGTTGGAACATCTCAAGCATCACCTGTTTCTACTGCTGATTTAACATTAGGATTGAATAGGTATATAATGTGGGGTACAAGTGGAAGTGGGGCAAGTACAGTTAGGTCTTGGGGTATTGCAAATAATGAATTAGTGGCAGGTGATTTTGTAATAAAATCTTCAAGTACAAATAATAATACACTAGATACAGTTAGATTACAAATTACAAATGCAGGTGTTGTTACAATTTCTGCATTAGGAAGTGGAACTGTAACTGCAACAAGTGGAACATTGTCTGCTGTATCTGATATGAATTTAAAAATTGAAGATGGATTTATTGATAATGCTTTAGAAAAAGTATTAAATTTAAAACCTAGATATTTCTTATGGAAAGAAGAAAGTGGTTTACCTACTGATTTAAGACAATTAGGATTTTATGCTCAAGAGGTTAATGAAGCATTAGGCGAAGAGGTTGCAAATACTCCAAAAGATGAAAATCAAAATTGGGGTATTTATGATAGAGGTATAATAGCAATGTTAACTAAAGCTATTCAAGAACTTTCACAACAAAACGATGAATTAAAAGCAAGATTAGATAACGCTGGATTATAA